AAAAAGCCGGTAACGAGGAGGAAGGATTTGCTTGATTCGTCTCCAGGCCCGGTAATCTTCGCCGAGGGTGTTGCCTAGCTTGTACTCGGACCGGGTAGGATCTTCCTGCACTCTGACCAGGGCGTTTACGACATGGATGAAGAATTTTGCATAGAAGTTTTTCTGGAAGTTGTCAGGATCTTTTTGTTTCAGTCTTTGTACTGTGGCATACAGTTCATCTAACCTACCCTGAAAAGACTTGAGATAGTAAGTCTCCCATTCCTTGCTCATAAAGCTTCCTCGATTTCCTTGGCGAGTCGGCGCATTTCGTTGAATTCAGCTTTATCGGCCTTGAGCAGATTGTCTCTATCGGAGCATTCTTTTTCAAAACAATCGAGCATTCTTGAAAGATATTCTGGTTCATCTTCCTTGAAGGAGGATATTGATTCATATTTTTCATCGCTCATTTTGTTGAATTCTTTTACATAGAAAGAATGTTCTTCCTGCAGGTCTAAAATTTTTGATACATCTGTAAGAAGCTGAAGAGCATAGAAGTCGTCAGGATCTCCACGGAGTGCTTTTTTTGCATAATCATACGCTTCATCATAATATGCTGCACGCCCAAGGGAGGCTGCGTAATGGGATAAAAATAATGGAACTCCCGGAGAAATGGCGATTGCTTTTTCGTGGTACTGGCGCATTTTTCCGTATTCCTCTTCAATACATGCAATCATTCCCAAGGCAGAGAATGCTTGTTCCGGGAATCGCTGCTTCAGTTTTTTCGCCTCAATTTTGCAACGACCAACTTCAATTTCGTTGATGTCATCACCGCTGCGAAGTGAATTGATTTCATCTATCAATTCATCGAATTTGCGTTTTTGGGCGGCTATGGGGGACATGAGAGGCTCCTTGTGAACAAGTCGTTTTAATGCGCTTTGATCAAAATTTTGTATAGGTTTTCAGCAATATGTCAATCACCCTAATTCATTTAGATTACAACATGCTCTTTATATTGAAGTATTTTTTTGCTGTAAATTCGGGGCAAAATATCAATTACAGGTGCGCTGATTTCGCTGTTTTTTCCTTGCCCCCTCCTTCTGCGGCACAATCAATCCCCGCTTCCAGTCGTCCACCAGCACCCGGTCGCTCTCCCAGACGCCGCCGATCTTCTTTGCCGGAAAATCCCGGGTCCGGATCCAGTTCAACACCGTGTCCGGGCTGCGCCGCACGTATTGACAAATCTCGTTCATTCCGGACAGGGCCGTGCTTAGTGCTACCATCGTGCTCTCCGTTTTACAGGTCGTGATTTCTTGGGATTGTGTGCCTCGGGAAGCGGGGCGTACCAGGGTTCGTGCAGTTGCTGCAGGCGCGGCGTCCAGTCCGGGTGGGCGCAGGCGGCTGCGTAGACTTCGCAGTCCAGTAGGTGGTTGGCGCGGGACCCGGCATCCCATAGGGCTCGGCCGTTCTTGCCTTTGCCCGGGACCCGCTTTTCCGCGGTGATCTGCTTCAGATAGTCCTCGCCGGTTTCCCGGTGCAGCCACATGGGCTGGCGGGAGTCCTGCGTGAGGCGGACCAGGAGGAGCTGGTCCTTGAGCTCCACCGTGTCCAGCAGCCGGATGATCACCGGGGTCTGGTATTTGGCGGGCAGCTCCGGATCCAGGCCGGTCTTGCTCGGTCGGACCACCTGAACCTGCTCCCGGCTGGCGCCCTTGACCGCGAAGACTGTTCCCGCGGGCAGGCCGCGTTCTTCCAGGGAGATGATCCAGGTCTTGGTCTCTTCACTCTGGCTCCACCCCTGGGTTTTGTCCTGCCCCTCGGCCGCGCCGCCCATGTCCACCGCGGCCCGCCAGATTCCCATCTCCCGTTCCGTGCCTTCCACGGGCCACGTGGTTTCGAACACCATGCGCTCCACGTCTGCCCATGTATCGAGCCAGCCGTATTCCACCAGCCAGGATTCTCCGGACTTGGCCCACGCCCGAACCACGTAGTAGAAGCCGAGCATCTGCACATCGATGCCCATGGTCAGGGCCACGGCTCCGGCCGGGACGGTCATGGGCGGGCAGTCCGGGCGGATCATAGCCCGGATGCGGTCCGCGTCGGTCTGCACGCTGACCACCTTGCCGGGCATGGCCTTGTGGTCGTTGTCGAACCGGGTCAGCCTGCCCGGGGTGCCTTCCTGGTGGGCCAGAAACCAGTCGTGGGCCACTTTTGACAGGCTTACGTATTTTGAGATCCAGGACGGGATGTGAAATCCCACCGCTTCCGGATTGGTGGCCGGGGTGTCCGTCCACCAGTGCCCGGAGGTGATGGCCAGATCCCGGATGTGGTCGTTCCAGTGGTAGCCGCAGGCCTCGCATTCGTACCAGGCCAGCTTTTTGTGCAGGATCTCCCTGGCATCCCGGATGTGCTCCGGAACCTTGATCTGGTCTTTGGTCATGATCTGGGCCCGCCGACAGGCCGGGCAGACCGCCCTGTACTGGTACACGGCCTGGCACTGAGCCTTCATATCTTTCCAGATGGTCCCTTCGTCCTCGGTGCCGCGTGGTTTGGAGACCCGGATGATCTTGGAGTCGTGCTGGAAGGAAATGGTCCGCTCCTCCATGGTGGATACGGCGGACTTGTCCGAGTTCGCGTCCTCCTCGTCGACCATGAGCACTCGAAGCGAAACCGAGGACATGGATGATTCCGAGCCCGCCCACAGCCCGTACAGCGTCGCACCCTTGAGCAGGATTTTGGTCTTCTGGGTGGCCTGCTTGTCTGCGACCAGGTCTTTGCGCAGCAGGGGGGATTTCAAGTAATGCGGGATCAGCTTTTCTTCGAAGATCCTGCCGGCAGCTTTTTCATCCGGCATGCCGATGCCTGCCGAAGCCGGGTCCCGCCATATCTCAGCGGCCACGCAGGCGTAGCCGATGGAGGTCTTGGTGGTCTGGGAGGTGCCGACCACGAACACCTTGCGCACGGCCGGGTTGTCCCAGGCATCCATGATCCCTTTGGCGTAGGGAGAGAGGCGATGTTGGAAATACTGCCCGGCGTACGGTCCGGCCACGATGCGAAAGTGCTTCTCGGCCCACTCGGCAGTGGAGATCCAGGGCCGGGATTCCAGAACCTGGATTTCACCCGGGTAAAGTGTGAGAGGCGCGGCCAACAGGGCGGACATTACTCCTCCCTCCTGGACAGGATGAACCGGGCCTGCAGGTCCTTAATCCGAGCCGGGTCGCCGTTTACCAGCTCGATGGCCTCGGCAGCCAGCTGGGCCGCGTCATCATCCAGGCCGGACAGATACTTCTCCCATGAGGTGGCCATGTCGTCGGTGTACCAGGCCCCCTGGGTGTAGGCGCTCAGGGCGGATCGCAGTCGCTTGCGGAACATGGCTACCAGCTCCGGAGATTTGGAAAACATCCAGCCCGCCAGATCCTGGGATTTGGTTTCGTCCCCCTGGACCAGCTCAACCAGTTCCCGGCAACGCTCTTCCTCCCCGCCGAACAAAGCGGCCACCTCGCCCGAGACTTCCTGAATCCAGTTGGACAGATGCAGCCGTAGCGCCTGGGCCCGATCCGCCAGCTCTCGGCCTACAATGTCCGTGCGCACGTAGCGCCCCTTTTCCCGCTCGTAGAGAAATTCGTTGCGCTTGGCCTGGACCTGTTTCAGCTCGGCATCGGCCTTGATCCTGGCTTCCTGATAACCGCCTGGAGCCTGAGACTCCCCGAAGGGCAGGTCCATCTCGGCACTGGCATCGATCTGCCTGGCCAGAAACTTGCGGGCGTACTGCTCCACGGTCTGGCAGGCAAACCCACCCCCGCGGCGCGGCTTGAGCTTCCCGGCTTTGATGTGGTTCATAACCGTGTTCCGGGCTACTTTGTATCCGGCCTCGGTCAGGTACTTGAAGACCTGGAAGCCGTTTTCCAGGACCTGCGGTTCGGTGTTACCGCCCTGGTCTTCCGTGTCATTATTGGTGCTCACTCAAATGTCCTCCTCTTTCCCTGTCGCGATCCCCGCCGGAACCCTGGTTTGTCGCCCAAGTCCCCGGAATTGCACCGATGTCAAATTGTCAAAATAATTTCACACCTCCATGTCCGCACTCCCCGAGCTGCAGGCGACC